CAAATAATTACATTGTTATAGATGGCCCTTGTGGCCCCATTAGGCCAGACTGTTGCGCCACTGGCGCCTGTGCTTGCTGGCCTGTGGCCCTAGACATCAAAGCATTGATATCAAAGGAAATTGGGTTGTTAGTTGGTTGCCCCATCTGGTTAAAGTTCTGGACGCGCAACTGTTTGTCAGGCGTCATTTGGCGCCGCGTAATTTCGCCAGTGCTAGGATTGGAGGATTGCGCCATGAACTGGCCGTTTGGCCCAAAAGCATTGGTCAGGCTAGCGTACGTGGCCCGCACAGTAGGATCTAGGCCAGACTGAGGATTATTTACTAGGCCGCGCAAGTTATCCATCAATTGAATGAATTGCGCCCGTTGTACTACTTCAGCATTTGTTTGGGCCGGAACATTGGCCGCCAGTGCTTGTGCCACGCTGCCAAAGTCTTGCTGTGGGCCGCCGCCTAAATTACTTACGTTCTGTGCGATCTGACCTAGTTGACTGCTTACATCGCCGCGATCTATTTGGCCAGATATGCGCTCTTGGCCACCCAGTACAGCGCTTTGTAAATCATTGCGCGCCTGTGTGGCTGCCGTCTGGTATTCGCCTGTAGACGCCGCCAGATCCGCCAAGGAGCCACTAATGCCGCCACCGCTGCCTGTTGGCCCTACAAGAGCCTCTGTAATGTCAGCCTGGCCGCCAGTAAGTGTACCAATGCCAGATGTTAGATTTGCGCCCACAGTTCCTAGGCTTGTACCTAAACTTTGCAGCGTATCTGTGCCGCCACCTGTAATGCCTGTAAAGCCTGCATTCAAGCGCGTAGCTAAGTCGCCGCCCTCAAATGTACCCAAGCGCCCAAGAATATCCGTACGGGTCTGGCCTGCCTGCTGGCGCAATAATTCTTCTAGGGCCGTCTGAGCGCTACTTACAGCACCTGTAGTGGTAGTAGTTCCTGTGCCAATTTGGCCCGCCAGATAGCTGGCTAGGTTTTGATTGGCAGGTACAGTAGCTGTTTCGCCGGAAGGTGCTGATACGCCCAACCTATTACCTAAAGTGCCAAGGGATGTACCTAGCCCCGCAACCGATGTACCTAGCCCTGTAACGTCCGTAGCAATATCCCCAATTTGCCCAGTTTGGCCCAAGATAGTACCTACATTTGTGGCTATGCCCGGTATCTGGCTGGTTTGGCCCATAATGCTGGTTACATTGGTGCCAATGCCCGGTATTTGCCCTAGTTGAGCCGCTTGGTCTGATGTAAGTGCTTCTACAGTAGCTGGTGCTGGTGCTGGTGCTGGTGCTGGTGTAGTAGTTGTGGGTAGATCATTCACTAGCACAGGAGTACCTGTAAAAGTAGGGGCTTGATCTTGAAGTACATCAACTGGACTTGGTTCGCATCTTTGGGTCACAGAATCATAGTAATACCCCGGAGCGCAACGCCCCCCTAAACTTCTTGCCATAATACTACTCTTTTAGATAATTAAGATTGCTGGTCTTGTACGCCTAAACACTGACGCGCAAACGTATCACCAAATGCACTGCGGTCTTCTATTGTCATGTTGATAATTTCTGTCTGATTAAATTCATTCATAAACTTATCAATCACACAAGAACATTCTTGGGCCGCATATTGTAGCGCCAACTGTTGCGGCATTCCATTGGCCCCAAAGCGCGGCGCAATCTGGGTAGTACAGTTATAGACCCATTGGGCGATAAATAGCGCGGAGTAAGAGGCACGTGCCTGTACGGAATCTTCTGCTGTATACGCTGCAGGTACAAAGCTGCATGTGTAAGGAACGGCTATCAGTATAGCGGCTAGGACTTTAGCGATTTTGGCCATGTATAGACTCTTTTAGTTCTGAAATAGCTATGCGCATTTCGGCCAATATACTGTTGGTTTCACGCATTGTAGAAATAAGGGCCGCATTGGATTCGCGCATCAAATTGCGCAATTCATCATCATTGCGGCTGTCCTTGTCCAGGTGGATTTTTCGCTCTTCAGCAAAGCCTTTTAACAAGTACACAATCAAATACCCAGCGAAGGCCAAGGAGGCCATTGTGCCGCCCAAATCACTGATTATACTTACAAAGTTTTCGGGCACTACTAACCTCTTATAAGTTAATTAGATAGAAGTTGCTTTATAAGTTTCCCAATCACTTGCTAGCGTCTTTGCTAATTGCCTAAAAGATTGGTAGTTACTATAGTCCGGTTCCCCATTGTTGATTGCGGCAAACTCAGCGCCAGCCGTACGATACCTACTTTTAATGATTGCTTCAATGATTTGAGAACGATTGTCATAAGTCGTACAAACTGCTTCTTCACTGACATGATCAGTGCGGACTTCCGCAGTAGACATATCCGTAACTTCTTCAGTAGTCTGATTAAAGTGGATACGCAATGTATACCCCAATATTTGAAACTTTGGTAGTGTGTGGCTAGATCTAACAAATGTAGGTGCTGCAGGTGACATTAGTTGTTTACTCCGTTTAGTATAGCTAGGTGTTGTGGGGTAACATACGTTTGCCACAATCGTTTGGCATTGACGTACTTGACCCAGCCCCAGTAAGACATTAACCCATTACTAATTTTAGTCGGCAACAAGTATGCAGAAGACCTAACTATCCGCCGACATTTTGCGCGAAAGTTTTTGGCAATGGATGGGCGCAAAAGAGTCTTGCTAGGAAAAAAATTAAAACCTACAAAATCTAAACCTTGTTTACGCACTGGAGATATACTCCAGTTTTCTTTGATTTTTAACTTAAGTTTTTTTTCTAGGTATTCTTCCATTTTTTGTTTAGCTTCCCAACATTGAAATTTTTCTTTATAAAGAACGATAATATCATCGCAGTATCTATAGTATCCGGTTGGCTTTAAAGTTTTTATACTCCACCAATCAAACTCATTTAGGTATAAATTTCCTAAATATTGGGATGTGTAATTGCCTATAGGCAGCCCATTGCATGAATCAATTATGTCGTCTAGCACCCATAATGTGTTGGGGCATTTTATTTTTTGGCGAATAATTTCTTTTAACTTATTGTTGTTTATTGATGGATAATATTGTTTTATGTCAAATTTGAACCTGTATAAACTTGAGTGCTGCCGCAGCAATTTAGTAATTCTTTTTCTAGCGTCTGATGTGCCACGTCCTTCAATAGATTGAAAAGTATCCCTAATAAATAAATTTTTCCAAATAGGAGCGCATATTTGCAAAACAGCGTGCTGAACTATCCTATCAGGGTAGTACGGAAGTTTGTGTATAAGTCTTTGCTTACGACCATCAAACTTGGTCTCTACAATATAAGGACTTGTTGTAAATTCTTTATTTTGTAAGCTCAATTGTATCTTCTTGCAGTAGAATTCTGGGTTAGAATCTACCAACACAACTTCAGTATAATGTGATTTACCTTTTCGTGCCGCATAGTGCGCGGTTAAAATATTGTTTAAGTCTAAAATTTTAGGCCAAAGATTACCGTGACGTTTCATAAAAATCCCTAAAGTTCGCCCAGTCTTTCGGGGAAACCTACTAGACCGTTATGGCAGAATATTTGACCAAGAGGTCAGGAGCGTATAGCTGACTGAAAAAGTCAAACCTAGGGACGTAACGTGCGAACCGATATTCCGATTAGCATTGGAAGAATCATTATTCCAATTCCAATAGAACCTGCCAGCATTCGTGCCATTATTCGCATTACTGCCAAAATGTGCTACGTGTGCTAACCGCACTTTGCTATACCACCCCTATTTGCGGAGTAACCGCAAATCCCTTAGAACGCAACGCGCGAACCGCCAGCCCGAAGAGCATCGGAAGAACCACCATCCCAATCCCAAAAGAACCCGCCAGCACTCGCGCCATCACTCGCAATACCGCCAAAATGCGCCACGCGCGCCCCCGGAGTTATATAAAAATAATCAGCTAAATAGGTACTACTAGACCCCCCAGTAGTATCATTTGGGATAAACACTCCGTCTACATCTAAAATGTTTTGAACATATCCATTTGCCGTGGCACAAGTACCCAATAACGTGTAGTTTGTGGTAGTGTCATCTGCAAAATCAGTATCGGTATTAGATACGTGAACATTGTAGTTTGCGACATTGCCAATATTGATCCCATCAATCCACTGCCAACAATTCCCATACCAATTTTCAATCCCCCTATACGACATAAATGCCGTGGGCGGATTGGTAACAGTACTAGCACCTGTAGTTGTGTTGGTGGACGCATTTCCTAAACTATTGGAGCGACCTGCAATGCTATGTGGCGAATCCGTCTGATTTGAAGAAGAAGTTGCGTACGCGTCTGCGGTATTTCCTGCCCCAAGAGTACTCTGGGTATCAAAATCACCATGTTCTATCAAATACAATAACTGAACCGCTGACATCAAATAAAAATCGCATACGCGCCATCCAGTTCCGTTATTTTCAGCCAAAGACCTGCATTCGTCACGGGTTACTCCAATTATAGGATATACGCCAGATACAGAAGAAAGTTTGTCATTGGCTAAATCCAGACTTGATGTCAAATCATCTAGGTTTAAGCCTGATTTATAAGTACTATCGGATGCGTCATAATAACACGCGGAGTACGCCCCAATGTATCTATAATCTACTTCTACACCATTTTTATTGAAGGCAGGATGTACAGAATATCCTGCTTTTGCAATGTCTGATATTTCCCAAGTAGTCGTATCCCCAACTTTTGTTTGGCGGAACCAAAACTTAGGAATTTCTACCATTACATTGCCATCTGACCCATCTAAATTTGCTGTAGCACCATCTGCTTTTTTAGTTGAATCTGTGGCTTTTAAATAATAATTTACTGTTCCGTTAGCGTTCAGTACACAACGCCTCATGTTCCTATGGACGGTAGTAACACTTGTATCTGTTGTATTGGCAGTGTAGGTATCTGTAGAAAAATCCCACGCCAAGTTTGCTTCTGTTGAAACTACTAAACCACCTTCACGCCAATCTACTCCACCAACACCATCTGCAGTTAAAATATAGCCATTTGAAGCGTTGCCACCTCCAGTTAAAGCTGATGATATTTTTGATTCTCCTACGGCGGCACTGTCAATAGTCCATGTAGCGCCAGAAGAAGTGACTACAATATCACCTTTATCACCATCAGTAACGCCTACTGCAGTAGCTTCCCATGCTGACCCTCCAGCACCATCAGAAGTTAATACATAACCGTCTGCTGACCCCCCAGATCCTAACTCCGCTGCATCCCCAGAAATATCTGAAGTACTCAAAGACAAATTTAATTTACTTTGAGCGATGGCAGCATCTGCCGCAATATCATCATTTACAATAATGCCATTTGTAATGTCTGCGGACGTAAGTGGCGCAGCCGCAGGTTGTCTTCCGATGTAAGCCATTAGGTTTGCTCCAATACTGAAATTACTACATCCGCCGATGACGCCGTATCGCTAGTCACCGTAATCTTATCGCCTGTTTCTAGTACTACCTTTTGATCGCCGCCAATCAGTACAAGCGCCCCCCCAGAAACTACAGGGGCCGCCTTTACCAAGTAGGCCGTAACACCTCCGCTTGTATCCGTCACAGTAGCGTCCACACTGATAGGTGACGCCGTCCGATTTGATACGGCTGCGCCAATCACAGTAGTGGTTGTTAGGGCAGGCGTAGTATATACATCAGTCGCCGATGTACCTACAGACGCAGTGACGGAATTCTTGAATGTGTTTGCCATAATATACCGTATTTATCCTAATGCTATGGAAAGGGCTAGGGCCGTCCCAGCTTGATCTACGTCTAAATTTGTACGCGCCGTAGCGGCATTAGAAACATCTGACAGATTATTAACAGAAAATAATGTGCCAGATCCTGCAGCTACGCTCACTTCCCAACCTGTTCCGTTATAAACCTTTAGCTGTGTACTAGTCGTATTATAAAACAAATCGCCAGTATCCAAAGATGTAGTAGGATCAGCCGAACCAATCCGATAACGCGCCGCAAAAGTATTTACGTCCGTAATGTTGGTCGCCACAATAGCTACGTCATCTGCATCCGCAATAGTAGCCCAAGCAGTACCTCCCAAGTCATAGACACGCAGTACATTAAGGGTAGTATCCCAGTACAAAGCACCATCCAATAGCGCGTTGCCGTCATTGTCTGTAGATGGCGCAGAAGCTTTTGCGCCCAGATATCTATCGTCAAAACTGTCGTAGGCGGCTTCTGCGGCGTTCTTGTAGGTTAGGGCATTACTTTCTGAAGAAGCGGCGTTGGTGGCCGATGTAGACGCACTAGACGCCGAATTGGAAGCGTTTGTTTCGGATGTGGCCGCATTAGATTCTGAAGTAGCCGCATTTGATTCAGATGTGGCCGCATTAGATTCTGAAGTAGCCGCTGCCGCCGCAGATGCAGACGCAGCCGTAGCGGAACCTAAAATACTGTCTACATAAGTCTTGGTAGTCAGGTCACTTGTATTGGTCGGCGTATAGGTGGCGCTAATTACATTGGCCCCCATCGTAATGCCGCCTGTCATTGTACCGCCTGCCAACTTCAAGAACGTAGCGTCCGTATAAGTTTTGGTGGTTAGGTCTACTCCATTGGTTGGTGTGTATGTAGTAGTAATCTTTTGAGCGCCCATGTCCAAGGTTCCGGTCATGGTGCTGCCAGTTTTCAGTACTACCTTATCGTAAAAGGTAGCATCATCATTTAAGGCCGCCGCCAACTCATTAAGCGTGTCTAGTGCGCCCGGAGCCGAATCAATAAGATTTGAAATGCTAGTGTCTACATAGGCTTTTGTAGCCGCATCTGTACTGCTGGTTGGCGCACTTAATCCAGTAATCGTTGACGCCGTATTGGCATCCATGTCCAACGTGCCAGTAATCGTCAGATTATTGAATGTAGATGTACCTGTGGTAGCCGTAATGTTCCCAGTAATATTACTGTTGGGCGCATTCAGCGTGCCATTGACGGTTACGTTGTAGAATGTGGAAGTTGGCGTACCAGAAGTGTATGTGACATTTCCGGTAAGATTCCCAGTAAACCCAGTGTTGGCTGTGATGGTCGTACCTACAATAGTAGTAGGCGTTGTTGCGCCAATGGCCGTGCCGTCAATTGCGCCCCCATTTACATCTACTGTCGCAAAAGTCGCTGTACCAGAAGTCTGGCTAATATTGCCAGTAGTCACTGTTCCAGTAAACGTAGATGCGCCCGATACACTTAAAGCATCAAGGTAGCCTGTCCCATCAATGTAAATATCTTTGTATTTAAGGCTGGACGTACCAAGGTCAACTGTATTAGTGGCTAAAGGCTTAATGGAGTTAGCATATTCAAATACAGTTTTTTGCCAGATGGCCGCCCCTGCTGTAGCATCCGTACAGACAAAGCATTCATCTGTACTGGTATTGACCCATACAGATCCTACTGCATAACCTGACCCTGTATCATTGGTAATGGTGGGATTGGTAGTAGCCGTAAGATTATTTAGGCCGCCTGACCCACCATTGGCCGCAGGCAAGTACCCACTGACAGAAGTAGCCAGATTGATTAGGGGCGCATTGCCTGTAGTACCGTCATGTGAATGCCCAGTACTGGCCGCAAAGGCTGCCTGCAACTGATTGAATTCAGAATTGAGCGGCGGCGCAGTAATATTTGCGCCGTTGATGATATCAGCTACTGATTGTCTAGTGTATCCGGCCATTAGTAATTCCTTTTTACGTTATCTTCTGCCCGCCACAGAAAATTCAAACACCATTCCTTGGATCGAATACGAATCAAATACCCCAAGCGTCACGTAAGTAAGCTGAACAGCGTAGCCACTACCTTGAATGGGCGTAACAATAATTGGTTTGTCTGTGCCGCCATAGTTTACGTTTGTGCCTGCGTAAATAATTCCTAGCGTATTGTACTTTACTGGGGCGCCCGCTGAATCTTGAGTATATGTAGACGGTCTAGTAACCCTAGGATCGTCCCAATCGTATGTAAGGGACATATTCATGGTTATTGGGCCTTCAGCACGCACAAATGTATTTACCTTTCTAAATACCTTGCGCGTTTCTGTGTCGCCAAAATCAAAGTACGGCGTAGTGTAAATGGCAACTATGTCGGCGCCATTGAAACTTTTGCCGGATTCCTGCTTGTACACCTTGCCGTCATAGTCACCATGCAGTACAAGTTCTACCCCGCTGACATACGCCGAATCGCAGCAAGATGCGCGTATACCAAGTAGTTCGCCAAATTCCCAGCCTAGCCGCTGATCTGCAGAACGCAATCCACCTATAATTCCTACACTGGCGTCTACTGTGCGCGAATCATCACCAATAAAATATCGTACTTGGGACTTGGAACGCAACACTACGGCATTTAAATTGTCTAGGTCATACGTAATAGGTAAATCCGTCAGCAACTGCTGAATATTCTTGGAAATGGATTCTATTTCTACGTCACCAATGCGGCTTGTACCAGCCACAGGGCGGAATCCATCCGGCGACAAAAAGACTAGGTCGCCCCCAATCTCTACTACACTATCCCTAGCGATACAGCCTACATTTGCTGTTACGTTATCTAGTACAAAGCCTGCAGTCGTATCGGGGGATGCTTTCTTGATGGCGTTTTCGCCAAAAACAAAAAGGTTGTCGCGGAACGGTTTAAACTGAACAACATCAAATCCTGCCGATAACTGCCCTGCGCCGTCATTTACATTAAAGTTTATGGCCTCGTTTGGTGCAGAATGAGCTACCACTGATTCGGCAGTTCTATCGCCGCCCAAAAACAAATGGTTTTCAAAGTTATCTACCAAGGATGGTTTGTTTAGTACCGCAGCACCACCGGGCGTATGCGGCGTGCCATTCCCTGTGGACTTGAGTAAGTCCCAGTGGACCCCATCCGTAATGATCGCATGATTAACCCCATCTACAAAAACAATTAGGTTTGTGGATGCGCCTGCCACTCCAGTTAAAGAAGATCCAAAGTTAAATTTAGTAAATCGGATCTTATTGACCGTACCTACGCCATCTGTAGTGGCACGCACAATATCTGTAGCATGGCTTAATGCGGCAGCAGTCAAATCGTATTTTACCCATGCGGCATTAGGCACATGCCTATAAAAGCTGTATGTGGCGGCGCCAATGTCTTTTCGGGCCGCAATGACTATGGTGCCTTGCGTATCACTTTTAAAGATGGCCGTACATAGTACTGGCCCTTCTGCTACGCCTGCGCCTACTTCTGGATAACTACTATTGTATTCTGTAAAACCTTCAATGCGGCGGTACCCACCATACAAGCTAACTTCATAATTCACTAGGCGCGTGGCTGCGCCCGGCTGATTGTCGGACAACTCCAAATGGTTTTCATTGGAGTTTAGGCCGCCAGAGCAAACTACTTTGTAGGACTGAATTCTGTCAGGCATAGCGCGCTACAATATCCTACTAAAAAAATGCCACAGAACTACTGCGCTTGGGCGTCAGTATTCTAGTGTCTGTAACGTGGTCGTACTGGTTGATGAGCAAGCCTTGCATATTCTTAATGCCCTGCTGGAACACATTTAAAGTAATGCTGGCCGCCTCATTGTTGTCCCTAAACATATACATATGATACAAGGCGCCATCTATGATTATGGAATCGTACTGTGTGGGAATGCGCGTAGTATCGTAGTGATTCACTAGGTAGTCGGAACTTAAATAAAATCTATAGTTTACCGTGTAGGCTTTATCTGGCGAAGGCGACACACCAAAGCCTGTGCCGTGCGCCGGAAATACAAACAGGGGTACCCCGCTGCCTGTGGCGCCTGCCTCAAAGTCTGTGTCGCGGTACCGCGCATAGTATTCATCGCGCTCAATATACCGCAAAGTACTGTAGCCTATGCCTAGGGCGTCATCTTTTTGTAGTTGAAATGAATTCCAATCGACTACTTTAAAGTTAGCAATCCAACTGTATTCCTTTACGGCAACACTCAATACTTGATTGGTGTTTGCAGCATTAAAGGGCCATTCGTATTCATTTTGATTGATGTAGCGGATAGCCGCCAAGATAGCATCTTTGGCCAACGCCTGTACGCCTTGTACGCCCGCAAAATCTACATCTGCAATTTCTACTTCGTTTAAGCGCCGCAGCAATTGATTTGTAAGATTTAAGTACGTAGACCCAGCCATACAAAGCCTTGAAGTAAAGTGACCCCCCCATCTTTAGAGGGGCGTAAAGACAGGGGGCTAGCCAAGCTACTTCTACCAGAAAAAAGTAGCCTGACCAAGAAAAGAAGGAAGGAAGCTTACGCCAAGTTGTAGTTGGCAGTTACAATTGCTTCTGGCCGCAGGATCTTGCGTCCGTACAATTGCATACCGCGTACAATGTCAGCAAAGCTGTCTGGGTCACGGTAGGACTCAGTCTTGGACAACTGCTGGGCAGTTGATACAGCAGACTGATGGCCCGCTACAACTAGTCCAAAGTTAGTACGTGAACCTAGGGTAGTAACAGTGCCTGCGCCAGTACCAAAGAAAGCTAGGTTATTGGATTTGTATACTCTAAATCCTCTAATCAAACCTTCACCTACGCGCCCATTGCGGATTTCTGAATTGCCGCCAAAGTCCCGATCAACGAATTTAGAATTTTCGTCCATCAGTATTTCGTAGAACACTGGATCAGCCACAAACCAACGATCCGCAGAATCTACGTTAGCTGCATCCAGCAAGCGTCCCATGCGATTCAGAATGGTAAGTGGAGTTACAATACCGCTATTGGCAGCCCCTGCTGTAGAAGCAATAGGAATTGCAGTCAGCGCATTGACAGTTGCTCCAGTTGTACCAGCTACTGCTGATCCACCAAAGTTAGTAATGCTCAACTTGTTGGCGGCCAACAATTCGTCTGTGCCTGCGGATGTATTGGATTTAGTACCATTGGTGGTGCTACGTACAATCCAGCGGCTGTTTGAAGCGTCATACACATAACCAGCCAAATACCCTAGGACTTCTGAGTCGAAGGTGTCGCGCAATCGGTACGCAGCACGATCTGTAGCCAAGTCCATGAAGTTTACATGGCTGTGCGCAGTTTCAATATCGTCAATCTTGAACATATAGTAGTTCGCTTGATCGACAACCATTGTAAAGTCTGCGTCTGCCAAGTTTGTTTTGGCTAGTACAGTACCTCTTTCGTAGGTGCTTACTGTGATTTCTGGTTCCTTGATGATACGGACACTGTCGCCATAGTTAGCGATTTCGCCCATATAATCGGTGTTGGTCACATCTTCTACTACAGAAGACTTGCGGAAAGCCTTTTGGACTTTCTGGCTGTAAATAACGGGTGAAAAATTACCGTTAGGTAAGTTCTGCCATGCTGGCGATGAAGCGGCTGCGAAAGCCATAGTAACCTCTTTTTAATTCAATCTAATTGTTTAGAATGGCGACTATACCGCCATTAAGACTACACTGATTAGGAAGAATGATGTGGAGTACTAGGGCTGCTACAATCTTAGGTGGGCTAGCTTGCAGTAGCGATATAAGCGCTAAGTGCTACTGCAGGCAGGGGCTAAGAGTCATACAGGTAACTAGAAATTTCCCTGCAATCTTCTTCTGCTATACAAAATTGCTGGTAGGTAGGACGCCTTAGAGCGCGGCTACCAGCAACCATATAAAAAAACAAAACAAATCAAGATAATTTTATTTATTTAGATTATCTAGCACTTCCTGTCAAGTCATATTCAAACGAACCTTCTTTGATTGCTGCCATGATGGCTTCCTCATTCTGTTCGTATTCATGCGCGGACATGCGCTCTACTTGACTTTCCTTAAACCTTGCGCGCCCAGTATTTGGCGTAATAGACGAAGATGTACGCCCTACACTATTGGCCGCCGCCGATCTGCGCACAGGCTTCTTTTTGGTATCGCTCTTGTACAAGTCAATGGCCCTAGCGGCAGCCATTGCGTCCGTCTGGTTCTTGTACAAAGAATCCTGCACCCATTGCGGCTGTTGCGCCACCCAATCATGAAACTCAGAATCTTCGCGGATTTCATTAAAGTCTGGATGCAGCTTGATTAGTTGGGCTTCGGCCTTGTCCCGCGCCAATTGCAATTCCAATTGCTGAACGCGCTGCAGTTTTTGTTCGCCTACTTGCAGTACTTCTTGCGCCCGCTTCTGGGCAATTGTGTCAATAATTTTAGCTACGTCAGGATAACGCGCCGCCCATTCCGCAACTTCTTGTTCCGTTTTAGGAAACTTAATTTGCTTACGTGTCGCAGAATCTAGTTGCGCCCGCATTTGCGCAAGTTCTTGGTCTTTTTGCGCCATGCTTTGCTGCATGTGGCGCCGCAAATCACCGTAGCGCTTCTTAAAAGTAGCGTCTTCACTGTCTGGTGCGTTTGCTTCTGCTACGGCCACATCCTGCGAATACGTAGTGTCTGAGCCGTCATTTTCTTCTTGTTGTTTGTAAGGGTTCTGGTATTTAGCCATATCTATTTTACTGGTTTGTGTCTATGTTTACTAGGTTCGCATAAAAGCCAGTTTCTTTACTGGCTTAAACATCATCATGCCGCTTGAAGTAACTTTTACTTCGGGCTGATCTACTTCGACTCCTTCCGGCGTTTCGTAAGTTTCGTATCCTTCGCCATCTTCGGCGTCCTCTTCGGATAGTTCCACTTCCTGTTCGCCTTCCATGTCCGACTTGCTGTATGCTTCCTCCTCTTCTTCAATGGTTTGAATTTGTCCTTCCATCAGCATGGCCATCAAGCCTGCCTTGGCTTCTTGGCGCATCTGTTCCAAGTGCTTTAGCCCGTGATAGCGTACAACATCTGCAGGTACAACATACTCACCATCACTAAGCACAGCAGGGATATCATCTCTAACATTATCTGGGCCAGAA